AGCCTTATGTAAAATATCAGGAGCTAGAAGATTTATGGAATTCTTTTATGGATGAGCTTTCTAGTTTTTGTGATACTGTGTTAACTCATACTACTCCAGGTTATGGAGCTCCATCCCCGCAACTAAATAGTGCAGCTACAACACTCAAGTCGGCAATTAGCTCGACGCATAAACCGGATATATCTACGGTAAAATCAGAAAGAATTTTTGGAGAATAAGGAGAACCCATGCCATTATCAGCAGCAAAATCACCATTAGAAAGTATGATTAAGCAAGCTTTTTTAGACGTACTGTCTGCCGGAAAAGAAGATGGTGCCGACCCAGATGCCATTATAGCGCAGTTAGCTTCAGACTTAACTAATGCTATAGATACATACACAACTAGTGCGCTAGTTATTACAGATCCAGGCCAAATGGTCTCAACGGCCGTTGTTACAGCTGGTTCGCCAAGTGCTCAAGCCGGAACAGGGACAGGCGCAACGTCAGCAACCGGCACTGGATCGCTAACTTAATGTTTAAACTTTCCTCATAAATTTGCGTGAGAGATAATTATTTATGGCAATGGGTGGTTTAGATGTCAGATCAAAATCAAAATTATAAGGTATATGATTTCCAATCAGTTGGAGAATCATTAGATTCTTATAGGAGCAATAGGCGTATAGGGGAAGCCATCAAAACCCCTATCGGCATAGCTACACCTATACAGTTAGCCACTGGTGAAGGCGGTTTATTTGTAATGCATTACGACATGGGAAACCAGATAGCTGATAATTTAAGAAATCTAATTTTAACAAATCACGGAGAACGACTAGGGCACTATGACTTTGGTGCTAATCTCCAAGAGCTCACAATGGAACTTGGAAGTGAAAATTTTGATACCGAAGCAATTAAAAGAATAAAAACTGCTTGTGCAAAATATATGCCGTTTGTAAACTTAAGCACTTTTGAACCTTTTAAAGACATGCAGGGAACAACGGGCGGAATAGCTAAAGTAGGCGTAAAAGTAACATATTCAGTTCCACTAGCTCAATCTGGTTTAAAACAGATAGAAGTAATTTTATATACGGCAGGATAAAATGGCAGCACCAAAAAAGAAAATATTAAGCAATAAAAGTTATTTAAGCAAAGACTTTAATTCTTTCAGAGCAGATTTAGTTACGTACTCAAGAAACTATTTCTCAAGTCAAATTCAAGATTTCTCAGAGGCTGGTATTGGGGGAATGTTCGTTGAACTGGCTGCATATGTCGGTGATACAATGTCATTTTATCTAGATCACCAATTCAATGAATTGAACCCAGAGACAGCTATCGAAGTAAGAAATGTGCAGATGCATGCTAGAAACGCTGGGGTAAAAATGACTGGAGCAGCTCCTTCTGTTGTTACAGCAACATTTTATATCGAAGTTCCTTCTTCTGTTTTATCTGATGGAACTAATTTTCCGGATGTTAACACATTTCCAATAATCAAAAAATCAACAACATTAGTTTCTAATGGGGGCATAAGTTTCACCCTAACTGATGATGTAGACTTTAGTGAAGTAGACTCAAATGACCAGCTAAAAGCCGATTATTCAATAGCTGCAACAGATGATTCTGGAATCCCAATTTCTTTTATTATGACTAAAGATGCAGTCTGCATTTCTGGAAAAAATAAAGTTGACAGGTTTAATATACCCAATGTTTTAGTCCCTTTTAGGAAAATAACGCTAACGCAAACAGACGTTACAGAAATAATATCAGTATCTGATTCTTCTGGAAATCAATACTATGAAGTAGAATCTTTAGCAGAGGATACTGTTTTTAAGAGAGTACAAAATTTAGGATCAGATAGAGAAGATGTCGCAGACACCTTGGAAGTAATGCCAGCTCCTTATAGATATGTAACCAGGATGGATTTCACCACCAGGCTAACTTCAATGCAGTTTGGTTCTGGCGAAGCTAGTTCTACTGATGACGATATAATTCCAGACCCTTCAGACCTTGCTTTACCTCTTTATGGAAGAAAACAGTTTTCTAAATTTTCTTTAGACCCAAACAGATTATTAAAAACTCAAACACTCGGAATATCACCGACCAATACTACTGTCACGGTTGAATATAGATACGGCGGAGGAATAAACCATAATGTTAAAACTAATTCTATTAGAAGTATTAAGACGCTGGATATAATGTTTCCGCTTTCTCCAGATTCGGAAGTTCAAAACGCTGTAATATCTTCTATTGATATTAAAAATAAGACTGATGCTTCTGGCGCCGCCCCAGCGCTCACGCTACAAGAATTAAGGAGCTTAGCCAACTTATCTAGAAATCAGCAGTCAAGAATTGTTACACAGCAAGATTTACTAGCTAGAATTTATACTTTACCAGCAGTTTTTGGCCGAGTATATCGTGCTGGATTAAGAAAAAACGAAGAAAATCCACTATCAACTGAGCTTTATGTTGCTTCTTTAGACAGCGATTCAAACCTAACTATTTCTCCTGACTCGCTCAAGAAAAATTTAAGAATCTACTTAAACGAGTTTCGACTAATTTCTGATGCAATTGACATATTAGATGCTACACTTATAAATTACAAAATCAACTTCAGCATAATATGTACTCCATCCTCAAACAAGAGCTCTGTGTTAGCTAATGTAATTTCAGAAATTAAAAAAGTAAGTGATTTAAAGTACTTTCAAATAGACCAGCCAATAGTAGAAGCTGATGTCATCAATGCTATAATAAACACCCCAGGTGTTTTGTCAATGGTTTCTTTAGAGTTTATAAATTCGTTCGGTATAATTGGAGATAAAACTTATTCTGATTTCCAATTTGATATGGATGCTAATCTTTATAAAGGTTTAATTGTTGGTCTACCAGGATCGATTTTTGAGATAAAATATCCCGATTCTGATATAACAGGGACTGCGGAGTAAACAATGTATCTTATAATAACAGCAAGTTCAGACACTTACATAACTGATAAAATTATCGATAATAGATTCAGAGCTAGAGATGCTAATGTTGGTAAAGCAGGAACAATCGATATTTTTAAGCTTTATGATGAGTCGACGTGGATTTCAGGGTCTACCAAAATAACGGGATCAGTTGAAGAGAGTTCAAAAGGGTTAATCAAATTTGATTTTGGTTCTATATCAGCATTAACGGCCTCAAGTATAAATGTTAATTCTTCTAATTTTCAAGCTAAGTTAAAAATGTATGATATCATGGCCGGCCAAGCAACACCATCGAATTTTAACCTTATATTATATCCTCTCTCTCAGTCTTTTAACGAAGGCATCGGCCGCGATGTTGCATCTTTTAGCGATTTAGATGTTTCGAATTACATAACAGCATCTATAGATAATGCTTCTCCAGTTTTGTGGCATATGTCTGGCGCTGAGAGTGGTGGAGAAGTAGGAAATGAACTTATAGATTACATAGAATACGCAACTAACACTTCTCCTGGTTTTATAGAATATACCGACTTTGGCTTTTCACAATACTTTAAAGATGGGAGTGAAGATTTAGAAATAGATGTTACAACTTTTGTTAGTTCTGCAATGGCTAATCAAATTTCTAATCATGGGCTTAGATTATCATTTTCTGGATCTAACGCTACTGATAAAAAGAGTAGGTTTGTAAAACGATTTGCTTCGAGACATTCTTCGAACCCATTCATGGTACCCCAGCTTCATATATCTTGGGATGATAGTGTAACTGATAATCACAAAGATTTTATTTTTGATGTAAGCGGATCTTTGTTTTTAAGAAATTATGTTAGAGGTATTGCATCAAATTTGCTTTCGGGATCTAGCGCGTCAGAAATATCTGGTGACGATTGCATGACACTCAAAATGCAAAATCAAGATTTTTATAAAACGTTTACTGTAAGCCAGCACACAGCTGGGACTGATAGCGTGGAAATCACCGGACTGTACTCTTCTTCTTTTGCTATATCATCATTTGACGATATGGAAGTCAACCCCGCCGGAGAAACCTTAGCAAACGTAATTCAAAAAAGTGGATCAATTAATTTTGATGCCTACTGGCTTTCAAATGATGAATCAGTTGCTTTTCATACAGGCTCTGTTACTATAAGTAAATCTAGAATATCTTCATTTAAAAAGCAGCCTTCAGATCTAATCTTCAGGTTCACTAATCTGGAGCCAAGATACACAAAAAGTGACGAAGTTTATATAAATGTTTTTGTAGAAGATTTTTCTAAAGAAGATAAAGTTTATAAGATTCCATACTCTAAAGAAAGTATATCTTTATCAGATGTCTATTATAGAGTAAGAGAAGTCTCGACTAACAGAACTATAATCCCTTTTGACGATTCTAAAAATTCAACAAAAATCTCTTCTGATGGGGATGGGTTGTCTTTTTACTTTAGAATGTCTAGCTTGCCAAAGGGATATGTTTATATTTTTGATCTTTTAGTAAAAGATTATGGTGAAAACAGGATTTATAAAGAAGCTAGCGGCAGATTTAAGGTGGTATAAATGGCGGGTAACACGTTTTCAAATGGAAATTTATTTTCTCCTGCTATAA